GGATACCCCTGTTTGGAAAAAGAATTAGTAAGTCACTCTATAAAGAACTCGTTAGAGGACGAGTAAAACAAATATACCTTGCACTTGATCAAGATGCTATAAATGACTCACTTAAGTATGCTAAAGAACTTATGGCATATGGTAAAGAAATATTTTTGTTAGAACTTGAAGGTAAAGACCCAAGTGATTTAGGGTTTGAAGAAATAACTCACATACTACAGAATGCAAAACCGCTAACATTTCAAGGATTAGTAGAAAAGAAAATCTTATACCAGTAAGTTATATGTATAACAAACTGCAGTTTGTATGAAAGTAGCCCTTTTACCAGGTGGATTTAAACCACCCCATCTTGGACATTATAATATGGCAAAATATCTTGCAGATTTTGCCGATAATGTTATAGTAAGAATTGGATCAAAAGAACGAGAAGGTATAGGGTCCGAGTTAGCTTTAGAAATTTTTAATTATTATAAAGCATTTGATCCAGACCCAAGAGCACAAAAACTTACTATTAGTTTAGCACAAGCTGCATCTCCTGTAAAAGATGTTTATGATTTTGTAGAAAAAATAGCCCCTGAAGGTTCAGAATTAATTTTGGGAATAGGGGAAAAAGACGCTAAAGATGGAAGATATAATAGTATTCCTAAATTCGCAGAACCACGTAATATTAAAGCTAAAATTGAATTAGTACCACCCCAAGCAGGGGGTATTTCAGGTACTCGTATGAGGGAAATTATTAAATCTAATAATAAAGAAGAATTCTTTAAATATATTCCTGATTTTTTACCCGAAGAAATTAAAGAAGAAATCTGGACCAAATTATTGGATAGCACTATGCCTGCAGATATTAAAGAAATGATGGGGGGTACTATGAATCAACAAGAAATGAATAAACATATGGCTAATATGAAAAAGTTACGTAAATTCTTTTCTAAACAAGGTGATCAAATGACCCAAATTCCCACCAAATTAACTAAAGGATTACGTAGAAAACTATATGAAGGTCGTTATGATCAAGAAACTTTAATGCAATCTAGGTTTATAGTAAACCTATTTAAAGCTAATTTTGGTAAATTTACTGAAGAAAGTACTGAAGGTAATATAGGAGAAGTTAAGTATGAATTAGATTATATTTTTGAACCAAATGTTAAAAAAGTAGGACCATTGCCGTTTGTAATTGATGGTGAAGCTGATGATGATACTTTACAAATCAAAATTAAATATAACCCTGATAAATTTCCAGAAGCATATACTGAATTAATTCCTGAAATTAAGGATACAATTCGCCATGAATTAGAACATATATCTCAATTTAATTTTTCTAAAGGAGTTAATCCTAATTCCCAAAAATTAAGTGAATATACTTGGTTTCAGTATTTTACTTTTGATCATGAAATACCTGCTTTCGTTCAGGGTTTATATAAAAGAGCTAAAACCAAACGCATTTCATTTACCGATGCTGTAGATGAATTTTTGATTAATTATCTTGATGTCTTAACAGATGAGGAAGAAATTAAAGTAAAACAAGTATGGACTGATTATGCTCGTAAAAATTTACCAGCAGCACAAATAAATGAAGGTGACACTTACGAAAAAATGGCTGCTAAAGGTAAAAAAGCGGGTAATTTAAAGCAGGGTACGGTTAGAAAACGTCTAAATATTCCTAAAGGTGAAAAGATACCTCTTTCGTTAATTAATAAAGAGTTATCCCGTCTTAAGAAAATGGAAAAGCGAAGTGCTAAAAATCAAAAATATTATAAAGCGCTTACATTAGCTAAAACATTAAAAACTACTACCCATAAGGAAAATATAGACCCTAAAGCCCAAAAAAAGCATAAGGGTAAATCATCCCCCTATGGTTCAGCTTATGAACCCGTAGGTGAAAATTTTCCACCGTATAAGGCAAACCAAGTTCAACAAACTAGATATAGATCAAGTGATACATTTACTAATGATCCCAAAAAAGCAAAAAAATTAGGTTATTTACAAGAAAAAGACCCTAAAGTTGGTACCGGTAAAAAACCAAAAGGTAGTGGAAGACGCCTTTATACTGATGAAAACCCTAAAGATACTGTTAGTATTAAATTTAGTACTAGGCAAGATATAGTAGATACTTTATCTAAAAAATCATTTAAGTCTAAATCTCACGCACGACAATCTCAAGTTATTAACCTAATTCACCAAAGAGTTAGAGCAGCACTATCTAGAGCCAAGGACCCAGATGTAAAAAAACGATTACGTTCTGCTTTTAAATATATTAAAAAGCGTAAAGAAGCATCAAAAAGAAAAACACAAAGAATGCGAAAAGAAGGATTATTTTCACAAGAATGGTGGTTAGATATAATCACTGAAGAACTATTATATGAAGGAGGTGCTGCAGGTCATATGGCACACCCATTTGATTTACCTAATGTTACCAGTGGTAAGGATTTAATTAAATCATTTGAGCAAGCGGCCGACAGCCTTAAAAAAGCACCCGGTAGCGTTAAGATAGATGGCGTAAATGCGTCAATTAGATTAATTAACTTGGGCGATAAAAAGGAATTCGCCATGGACCGTGGCTCAAAAAAGGCACTCGATTTAAAGGGCGTTACTAAAGCAGACTTAGAAGATAGATTTGGTCCTGGCCACGGAATGATTAAATCAGGTGGTGATGTACTAGACATATTTAATGCCGCTTTACCATCAATTCAAGAAGAATTAAATGCATTAGGTTTATTAAATGACCCTAATGTAATGTTTAATATGGAATATGTTAGTGGTAAATCTAATGTACAAGATTATGGTAAAAATTTCTTAGCAATACACGGTTTATTAAGTGTAGAAACTAAAGAGGTACAGGGTGCTCGTAAAATGTTAACTAAACGCATTACTACTGAAAAACAGTTTGATAAAGCAGATATGGATGAGTTACTTAAAAAGTTAGAACCATTTGCTAAAAAGAAAGGATTTGAAATTTATGGCTCAGTACCTACTACATTTACTAAAGATCCAGATTTTAATAAAGCATTAAATACCCGCTATACTGTTGATTTTGCCGAAGGAGACCAAACTAAAACACTAGGCCAATGGTTATCTACAGTTACTAACATACCTAAAACTGACCGTTTAAAATTAAATATTGAAGGTATTCCCCACGGCGGTACTAAAGATGTAGGAGCATTAAGCAAACAAGTATATTTTGCAATATTTGGGGGTGAAAATGTAGATGACTTATTTGACATTGAGCAAGATAAACAAAAAGCACTTCAGGGAGCTATAACATACTTAGCAACAGAAAAATTAGGTGATGCAATATTAGATGTGTTAGATTCGCCGATGGGTTCTGTTAATGACCATGAAGGTGTAGTTATACGTGATGATAAAATCTCACCTAAACCCTTTAAAGTTACAGGTAAATTTATAACCGGAGGAGTATCCTCAGATTTTCAGAAAAAATGAAATTAAAAAGAATATTAGAAAGTATAATGCAACCCCATTTAAACCCTTTAGAGGATGCTATTAAAGATAAATTATCTTCTTTGGGAAAAGTATTTGCTAGTGCTGCCGAAAATGAAGCTAATGAAAGAGTATTTGGTACTGTTTCTTTTAGAGAAGACACATTACCCGATGAAAATAAAATAAATGCATTACTAAAACAGGTAAAGGGGCCTAATGGTGAAGATTTAGATATTCAGATTACTCCTGGTCAAACTATATATCAATATGAAAAAGAATTTGATAATGATAGAGTGTATTACCCCAGATTTAAGTTTACGTCTAAAAAAGGTGTATACGTAAAAAATTAATTTAAAATAAGTTATGCTAAATAAAGAATTTAAAAGAAAAGATGTAGAACGCATGCGTAACCTTATTAAAGGTAAAACAGGCGAATCCGCAGAGGTACAAGTTGGTTATAGAGCTAAAAAAGAAAACCATAAAGAAGGTGACATTTGGGAAGAAGGAGGTAAAAAATGGACTATTAAAGATGGTATAAAACAAACTTATACTAAATTAGATAGAGTAAAAAAAGAAGCTATATTACCTTTATTTTGTCCTAATTGTGGTTCTTTAATGAAAAAACGTTTAGATGCTAAAATGTATAAGATACATCAAACTTGTTTTGATTGTGTAGTTGAAAAAGAAGCTAAATTAAAACGTGAAGGTAAATATGAAGAATATGAACGTAATATGATGATAAATAATGCTAAAGATATGGTAGAAGATTTTGAAACCTACTTATTGGAAGCTTTAAATACATCTAATACACAGTATGTCTCCGAAAGGGGAGAAGTAGAAAGATGGAAAGGAGGAATAGATAAAGAAAAACTTACTAAAGAAATTAAAGAAGCAGTTATTGAATTTAAAGAAAAAATAGAAAAAAATGATTAAATTACGTGAACTTTTATTTGGTAAGCCCGATTGTGGTTGTGGTAATTATAGTGGTATCCTACTTAAAGAACAAGTTAAAGTATCCGAAAATTTACAATACCACTTAGACAATAAAATTCCACTGGGTGAATCTGTTTTTAGAATTAGCTCTAATGCTCATGTAAAATTATTTGCTGAAACTAGAAAATTATGGGAAGCAGATAAAATACAATTATCTGAAGCAGACGAATACTATATGCACACTGATGCAGGTCGTCAAGGAATATATGAAGGTAAATTAGTACCTCTTGATTTACCATATATTATGGAAGCTGCTAAAAAGAAAAAGAAAAACCCACCATTAAATAAACCAAAACGAGGAGGCCCTAAAGCATATTATGTTTATGTTAGGGATCCTAAAACTAAAAAAATTAAAAAAGTTACTTTTGGTTCTGGTGGATTAAAAGCAAAATTGGGAAATAAACAAGCATCACAAGCATTTGCAAAAAGACATGATTGTAAAAATAAAAAAGATAGGACTAAAGCTAGTTACTGGAGTTGTAACCTTCCTAGATACCATAAACAATTGGGTCTTGCAACGCCGGCCTCAACTTTCTGGTAAACCATATACTGATATTACAGAATCAGATGATACTGTAAGTCGTTTATTTCCCGCTACAACTAAACTAAAAGATTTAAAGTGGCATATGGATGATGAAGACCGAACTATTACAGTACTTGAAAAAACAAATTGGCAATTTCAATTTGAAGACCAATTACCTGTTCCTTTAAATAGCCCTATATTTATTAGGAGACACCAATGGCACCGTCTTATAAAAGGAGACGGTTCATTAATGATTAGTATTTACAAACATGCAAGAACGCAAACTAACAAAACCTGAAGCTAAAGCTAAAGAGCGTATAGTTAAAGATTTAAAGGGGGCTAAATCCGACTTTAAAAAACGCTATGGTGATGATGCTGAAGCCGTTATGTATGCTACTGCAACTAAAAGAGCTAAAAAAGTAGCACAGGAAGGATCTTGTGGATATAATGAAGATGCTAAAACTCGTAAAAAACTTAAAACCCCTGGTGGTATAAACGAAGTTATAAACGAATTAATTGAAGATTTAGTATATGAAGAATTATGTAAGCGAGGCAAAGCTTATATAGCTGCTCGTAAAAGAGCTGGAGAAAAGTCATCTGCTTATCTTTCAGGACGTGCTGTAAAAGTTTGTAAAGGACAAATGAAAGGGGCAGGTGGTAAAAGAAAAAAGTCTTATAGAAAGAAAAACGAATCTTTATATAATCAACTCAAATCTCAAGTATTAAATCAATTAGAGGAATTATTTAACGACCCTCACTTTGCAATAATAGCAGAATATAATGTTAAAGAAGCTAATATTGATGAAAGTTTAAAAAATTGGTTTGGTAAAGAAGATTGGGTTCGTATCGATACCCAAGGAAATATAGCAGGTAAATGTGGTACAATGCCTAAGGGTAAAGCAACACAACGTTGTTTACCTCGTGCTAAGGCAAATTCACTTACTAAAAAACAACGTGCTGCTACTTCTAGAAAAAAAATTAGAGGTAGCAAAAAAGGCAAACAATTTGTAAAAAATACTAGAAAAGCTAAAGTTAGCTTTAAAAAGAAATAAATTATGGCAAGAAAAGTAAATGCAAAAACCCAAATTAAAAAACTTCTTGATAAAACTGAAGTTGATGAAAAGTTACTAGACAAAATTAAAGAAGCTTTAGAAAAAACAGACGTTGATGATAAAATCTTAGATGCTTATGCTGATGCTAAGGAATCTGGTTTACTAGATAAAATTAAGTGTTATGTTAAATGCTATGGAGGATATGTATTAGCGATAGGAGCTGGTTACTTATTTACTACTAATGGCTGGTGGGGCTTAGGATTTCTAGCCGCAGCAGGTATTTGGGCAAATAAAGTAACAGCATGTCCTTTAAAATAATATAATAATATGGATTTTTTAGACGAAGCAACATATAACGTATCAAAGGGTGCTATGCCACCGGATCCTAAAACTCTAGATAAAGACGATGTAGTAAACATCCAAAAAGAAAAACTAGATCCTGTTGGAAAAGAAGATGACGATATTAATAATGATGGTAAAGTAAATAGTACTGATAAGTATTTAGCTAGTAAAAGAAAAGCAATAGCTAAAGCTCTTTTAAAATCTAAAAAAACAATTAAAAAAGAAGACCTTGAAGAAGGTAAATTAGCTAATGCATTAGGGGGTGCCGCTATACTTGCAGGTATATTTCTAAACAGCCAAATTAATTCAAACGATCCCGTTGTTCAACGCTTAAGGGCAGAATATGAACAGGCTGAACCAGCTAAAAAAGATTCTATTCAAAAATTACTAACTAAAAGATTAATTTTCTTAGACAGTGGTGAATTTGATGATTCTACTCCTATGGATGAAAATGTTGCCTTAAAAGGATTAGACGCCGTAGGAGGATTTATAGCTAGGGGATTAGATAAACTTACCTCTTCAGAAAAAATAAAAATTACAGGAGTTATAAATGCCTTTGATACACTTATTGACATACCTGATATCCCCGATGATAAAAAAACATTTTTAAAAAACACTATTAAAGATTTAGAAGCAGGAAAAGAAAGTCCTTTTAAAGGGGATAAAAAGAAAGAAAAAGAATTTTTTGATTTATTAGATAAAACTTCTATTTCTAAAGAAGAAAAAGAAGCTATTATAAAACAAAATAGTGTTCTTAAAGATAAAGAACAAATTAAAGGAGATAAAGGACTAACACTAGTAGATCCTTCAGGCAAACCTATAACACGTAGTGACATGGATGAAGCTAAAGATATTAAATTACCCCCTGATACTACATTTACCTTAGATTTAAAACATCTTATTCAAAAACATATGAATAAAGGTAATGATAAAGACAGTGCGATTAAATTTACTAAAGCATTAATGAAAAAACTTCATGATAAAGGTGAAGTTGAAGTTGATGGTACTAAGGTTAAATTTATTAAAGAAGCTGATTTAGATATTAAGGATATGCAAGTAGCATTACCAGAACCAGATGCGCCAGATTATTTAGGTGATGATGGTAGAGATTATGAGGGTAGTATGGCAAGAAGCCAAATGCTTAAAATGAAAAAATATGTTATAGCTTTATCCCAAATGATAGATGATGAAACCGAATTAGAATCTTGGGTTCAATCAAAATTAACTAAAGCATCTGATTACATGTCTTCAGTTTTTCATTATCTAGATTATCAAAAATCTAAAATGAAATGAAATCATTAATCAGAGAACATATTAAACGCCAAGTTCGTCGTATAGTTGAAGAACGTGAATATCAATTACGTCAATTATCACCAGGGGCATATGATGTTCTAGGTCCTGGCACTTTAGGTATCCCCCCCTCTGCTATAACTGATGTTAAAATTATTAAAGCACCAAAACCTATATTTAAGTGTTTTCTTGATAATGGTCAGTCTTTTAATTTAATAGATAATGGTGAATATATGCAAGCCGATATTAATCGTATTTTATTTGACATGGATAGGGAAGATGATATTAATGGTGCAAAATATGAACTTGAAAAATTAATGCAAAAAGGTAGCATTAAAAATGATGATGAAGAGGCTGAAACAGATGTTTCAGCCGCTGAACCAGATATACCTGCTACAGAACCTGCAGATGAACCAGTAGACGAACCTGAAATATAATGAATAATAATCCAGAATTTCAAAAAGCAGCAGCAGGTATCTATCAAGATGCGGTTAAAAAATTCAACATTCGTACTACTCCTAAATTGCTTTTACGCCAAGATCAAGAAAATGGTGCTATGACTTTAGGCAGAACTGCGTTTTATGACCCTTCTGAGCTAAAAATAGTACTATATATTAGTGGACGTCACCCTAAAGATATATTAAGATCATTTGCTCATGAATTAATTCACCATGTACAAAATGAACGTGGTGATTTAAATTTAGGTGATTCTAGTGATCCTCAATATGCTCAAAATGACGACCATTTAAGAAAAATGGAAATGGAAGCATATTTAAAGGGTAATATGCTTATGAGAGATTTTGAAGATAATTTTAAGTATCAACAAGAATAATATATGTAACAACGTATAGACTGATTCATAGCCAGTCGAAAAAAATTAAACTGAGAGCTGTGGCCTCCATTTGGAGGCCACACTTTATGTTCGTATATTTAAATAACAAATTTAAACATGGAAAAATTAATAATCATCGGAGCTGGTGTAGCGGGCGTAAACGCTGCAACTAAATTAGTAGATAACGGTTATCCTGGCGAATTAATTACCATTATTGATATGGGTAATGATCCCTATAAGCGTAAACCAGAAGAAGTAATGACTGGGTTTATGGGTGCAGGAGGTTGGAGTGACGGCAAGTTAACATATCATACTTCAATTGGTGGTCATATGTCCAAATATTGTGGTGAAGATAAAGCTATGTCGTTATTTAGCGAGGTAATTGAGAATTTTAAAAGATTCCACCCTAAACCAGAAGCGGTACAGTGTTCAAATCCAGTTGCAGAACCTGAATTTATTAAACCATATTTTGGATTGCGTTTATTTCCAGTATGGCACGTAGGTACAGATTATCTTCATGAAATTGGTAAAAATTGGTATGATTATTTATGTAATAAAGGTGTTCATTTTATCTGGAATACTAAAGTAGAGGCTGTTAATTTTAATGAAAATTACGTTTCATGGAAAAGAGATTTAGCAAACGTTAGTCAGTATTATGATAGGCTTATTTTTGGTGTAGGTAAATCAGGTATTGATTTTGGTAAAGCACTTGCTGAACAATATGAATTACCAACTGAAGCAAAGCCAGTACAAATTGGTGTACGTTTTGAAGCACCGCAAAAACACTTCCAAAAATTAATTGATATTAGTTATGATTTTAAATTATACCGTAAATTTGAAGATAAAGGTGTATCACTAAGATCATTTTGTACTAATAATAATGCTGCTTATGTAGCTGTAGAGGAAACATATGGTGATCATAGTTACAACGGTCATGCTAAAAAAGATGAGGCATACCGTAATGATATGACTAATTTTGGTATTTTAATGGAAATTAGAGGTATTGATAAACCATTTGATTGGTCACGTGAAGCGGTTAAAAAACTTCAAGTTAATGGTACTGGAACTTATTATTCACCTAGCAAGCGAGTACCATCTAAAACAAGTGAAGGCGATTATGTTAAAACAGAAATTGTAAATAGTTTAGATCCATTATATGATGCTATAGGTGATAATGCTATTTATATTGAGGATTTTATTGAAGATATGACTAAAGTATTCCCTACATTAGGAAACGATTGGGGTGTTTATATGCCAGAAGTAAAATATTTATCACCAGAACCACTTGTAGATTATAATAATTTATCACTTAAAACAAGACCAAATGTCCATTTTGTAGGCGATGCTCTCTCAGCAAGAGGTATTACAGTAAGTGGAGCACAAGGTACATATGTTGCTGAATCAATCTTAAATCAAAAAGAAATAGATGATTTTTTAGAATGGGCAGATAAGCCGGGGCCATGGTCTGAAGAAGATGATAAAATACACACTATAGGGGGTTTACCGATGCCTAAAGAAAAATCTGAATATTGGAAAACAGTATGAGCAAAGAAGAAAATAAAAAATTTAAAGAAAGTCGATTAATTGAAGAACAAAATCGACTTAGAGGTATAGAAGATTTTCCTAAATCTAGAAAGTTAGTATCACCCGATGGTACTATAGCTTATATTTGGGATAATAAACTTCATAATTGGGAAGGACCCGCCCTTATACCAGAGGGTGATAAACGTAGAAGAGAATACCATCTTTATGGTTTTCAATATACTGAAGAAGAGTGGAAAAATAGAAAACGTGATGGTAAGGGACTACCATGGTATAAAGACCCAAGATTTAAAGGTAGAAACGCAGGATAATGAAAATAGGTTTTTGTGGAACAATGAGTGTAGGTAAAACTACACTAGTTAAGGCACTTCAGGATTTACCTGAATTTAAAAATTATAAGTTTGCAACTGAACGTAGTGCATATTTAAGTTCATTAGGTATACCTCTTAATCATGAAACAACTATAGAAGGACAAACAATATTTTTAGCAGAACGTGTAAGTGAACTTTTACAACCTAAAATAGTTACTGATAGAACTATTATAGATGTAATAGCGTTTACTAAATGTGCTAAAAAAACTAGTATAACTAATGGTGAAGCCTTTGAGAAATATGCTAAACGTTTTCTTTACCAATACCATTATATGTTTTATATTTCCCCTGAAGGGCTACCTATGGAAGATAATGGTGTAAGAGAAACTGACCTGGAATATAGAAAGGAAATTGATGTATGTATTCAAGATTTATTAAAAAAACATAGACCCGTGTACCATACAATTAAAGGTTCTACAGAAGAACGAATTAAACAAATACTAAAAACAATAACATTTTAATTATGAAAATTTGGAAATGGATAGTGGGGTTACTTGCATTGCTCGGTGGTGCGGCAGCAGTAGCTTCTACTCAAAATAAAAAGAAAAAAGAGCACACAAAAAAGGTTAAAGAAAATCAAGATAAAATTAAAACTGTACAAGCTAAAACTAGGAAAGTAGAAACACAACGTGCTGAAACTAAAAAAGCAGTTAATGTACAGAAGAAAAAAGTTGTTAAGGCTAAAACACAAGTTAAAAATACGGATGGAGCTAAAAAAGTAACCCGTAATTTTAAGAAAAAATATAGAGGAAAAAAATGAAAAATTTATTATTAATTTTATTTTTAAGTTTATCTAGTACTTTTTATGCCCAAGATACTTTAAAAATCCCAGCAGATGAATTAGAAGAATTTTTTCTTGCCCTTGACACGCTTGAAATACAAGATTCATCAAAAGCAGTATTAATTGAAGAACTTGAACGAACTATTAAATTATATGAATTATTAATTAAACAGGATAGTTTAGTTATAATGTATAAAGATAAAGAAGTATTTCTTTTAAATGAACAAATTCAATTACATTTAGATTATATAGAATCTCAAGATAAATGGTATAATAAACCCGCAGTAGGGGTTGCAGCAGGTATATTAGGAACTATACTTTTAATACAAACTTTAGACTATACACTGCCTGATTAATCCTTATATATTTATTATTGTTAACAACAACATTTGTATACAATGAATAAAACTGATATTAAGCAGATTATACTTGAAGAAATTGAGTCTGCATTAGAAGAGATGAATATGTCGCCTGAAATGATGGCTGCTGATTCACGTCCTGAAGAAGACGATATTACACCCCCGGGTATTGAAGATATGTCACCAGATCCTATGTTTGGTGCTGATCCTTCGTTTGTAGAAGAAGAAGAGTTAGAAGAAATGGCTCGTACATCTAATGTATTTAAATTAAGCCAAAATGCTGATTTAAAGCAAGTTCTTCAATTTATGCAACGTGTAAATGACGTCCTTAAAACATATAAATCACCAGGACAAAAGCGCCCTAAAAAGCGTTTTACTCCGGAAGAAATAAAAACTCTAGCTACAGCAATGCTTAAGCCCGAAGGTTTTACTTCTAAAGATATAATCGCTGCTACCTCTTATAGCAGCCCAGCTCAGGCAAATAAGTTTTTAAAAGCGCTTGAAATGAAAGGTTTAATTACATTAACTTCTCAGCTTAAAAAAGCAATGGAACCAACTCGCGATCCAAATGCTCCTGAAACTAGAGGTAGAAAGAGAAGAGACGCAGAATTTGATATGTCAGACGATCCAATGGCTGACTTAGATGCCTTAGGCTTAGGAGGTAGTATTGATCTAAGCGACCCATTAGCAGAAAACAACAACACTATGAGTGAATTAGAAAAATACATTAAACAAGTAATCAAAGAAGCTAAAAACCCACTAGCTCAAAAGATGAAAGAGATTGAAAATCAAGGACGCGTTGCCTCACTTGAAACTAAATTAGCAGCTATCGCTGAAATGATCGAAGAAACTGAAGGTCGTTTAACTCGCATTGACGAAGATAATGAGTTTAGAGATATGATGGATAAGAATGCTGTTAAAGAAGTTCGTAAACAACTTAAAGAGCTTGAAAAAGCTAAGGGCAAACTTGAAAAAGAAAAAGCTAAAATGGAAGGAAAAGGAATGAAATCCTATAAATCTAAAGAAGTAATGGATGAAGATCTTCCAGTTGAAGAAGACTCTGTAGCTGAAGACACGGTTGATGCCGCTATTGATGAAGTTGAATTAGAAGAAGATAACTTTAAGCTTAACGAATCAGTTAAGCGCATGCAAAAATTAGCTAACCTTAAAGGTTAATTAAAATTATATATTAAAATTAGGGGACCAATAGGTCCCCTTTTTTATTAGTATGTATATACGATGGCAGACATTAAAGCAATTATAAAGCAGGAATTTGTCAAATCCGCAAGCGATCCTGTTTATTTTATGAAAAAATATTGTTGGATTCAACACCCAACAAGGGGTAGAACACAGTTTAATCTATACCCATTCCAAGAAAAAGTATTAGGATTATTAAGTAAACACGATAAATCAGTTATCCTAAAATCAAGACAGCTTGGTATTTCAACACTCTCAGCAGGTATAGCTCTACACATGATGTTGTTTCAAAAGGATAAAAACATCCTTGTAATTGCAACGAAACAAGAAACAGCAAAAAACCTAGTAACAAAAGTACGATTTATGTACGATCAGTTACCTAGTTGGTTAAAATTACCCACAGTAGAAAATAACCGACTATCACTGCGACTTAAAAATGGTTCCCAAATTAAAGCAGTATCAGCAGCAGGCGATGCTGGTAGATCAGAAGCCATTTCGCTTCTAGTAATTGATGAGGCTGCGTTTATTGAAGAAAATAGAATCGAAGAGATTTGGGGTTCAGCACAGCAAACACTTGCTACTGGTGGTAGAGCAATAATATTATCTACTCCTAATGGTACTGGTAACTGGTTTCATAGACAATGGGCCAAAGCACAAGATGGCACTAGTGGATTTACTCCTATTAGATTACCATGGACTGTACACCCAGAACGAAATCAAGAATGGCGAGATAAACAAGACGACGAGTTAGGGGATAGAATGGCAGCACAAGAATGCGACTGCGATTTTACAACCTCTGGTGATACAGTATTCCCCCCTGAAGTATTAAATCATATTGAAGCTACAATGTTAAAAGATCCTTTAGAAAAAAGAGGTATGAATAGTAGTTTATGGGTTTGGGAATACCCCGATTATACTAGGCAATATATGATTGTAGCTGACGTAGCAAGAGGTGATTCAAAAGACTATTCGGCATTTCAT